ATCACTTTCTGGTGGGTTAAATGTATCAGGTTTTTCTAATACTTTTTCTAAACCATTATCAGTGTTTTTAACTTTAAAAACTTGATCTATATAGGACTTATATTCAAAGTACATTACTTGAACTAAATCATCATTGTTATTACGGTTACGCATATAACCCTCTCTACCAGGATACTTTTGTATTGTTTTAAGTTCTTCGTTAGTTAAATTAGGAAATTCTTTTTTTAACTCAGGTAGTGTTATAGATTTTATTTCACCTACATAATATAAATCTTGAAAATTAGGATCATTAGTATATGAATAAACTAAATTAGAAGGGTTTACATAATCTATTGTAACACCTTCAGCTTTGTTAAAACTAGTTTTTACAGCTCCAATGCCAACAGTAACTATATCTTCTACAACTCTTTTATTAATTAACTCGTATTTATTAAAATCTAAAACATTATTAATAACTTCTTCTTCAGCTATTTCTACAGACTGTTTATAGTTTAATTGCATATGTACTTCAAGCTCTTCTTTTGATTGAGGTAAATTTGCGGGATCAACTACGTTGTAAACATCTACACCTAAACTTTGCTGTATATTATCTAACAAAGGTTTAGATAACATATCTCTTAAAATTGATGACGCATAGTTAGTTCTTTCTTTTTGTGAAAAAGGGTCTTGAGCGTAAGCTTTTATATCATATTTTTTAGAAGAAATACCATTTACAACTATATCTACAAATTTAGGTATTATAGGTACTGGCTTCCAGTCTAAATTTAAATAAGATAAATCACCATTTATAGATAATTCATCTTTATATTTTTGCACAGGTTGTTCACCTCTTGCATATAATCTTAATCTATTAAAGTTTTGAAAACCTTTTTGCCATCTTGTTCCGTTAACTCTACCTCCTCTAAACCACTCATATTCAATAGCTTGCCCTACTTGCAAACCATATTCCAAACTAAGCTTTTCCGCGAGAGGTACCACCTGACTTGGAAAGGAACTATTAGTACTAGTATTAATCATCTAATTAATTATTTTTGATTTATAACCTTTGTTATCATACTTTGAAAAATTTAAATTAACTTTTTCTTTTATGGTTTCAGCTATAGGTCTATATTTATTTTTATTACAAGCCATAATTGCTAAACCAGAACTGATCGAAGCATCGTGTTTAGTTCTGTTGTTTATATTAAACGCGGCCCAATCTTCTAAAGTTCTTTGAAAATACATTGTTCCATACTGTTCATTGTTGTAACCAACAAACATTTCGATGTAAGATTCAATAGCAGCAGCGTGTGCTTGTTTTATATCTTCACTTGAATTAGGTATACCACCTATTTCTTTCTCTGTTACAGATAATTTATGCGTTGTTTTATCTGGTCTGTTCATAGAGTAACCTCTGTAACCTCTTCTTTTTAAATGATATAATAATCTAGGTTTATTATTCTCTGCAAGTATTGGCATACCGTAAAAATGCAAAGCCATAAGTACATCTTCAAAAAATGTTTCAGCAGTTTGTGGCCTAGCTATATATTCTAAAAAAAATAAGTTAGGTGGACATACATCCATTGTAAACTTAGTTAAACCATGCAATGAACCTTTAGAACCTCTTCCATCAACAGTTCCGGATATATCGTAACTGTCACACCCAAAAGCTCCCATATGTTCATTAGCGGGATATTTTAAACCATTTTTAACTATAAATCTATTTTGCTGAGATACGTCAGGAACCCAAGAAACATAAAATCTACCTTGTTTACTTGGAATAAACTGTACGCTTGTATCTTTAATCCCACCTTCCCACATAAAATTACCCTGAGTTACTACTCCAGATAGTTTTAAATCTTCATTGTAATCTATTTGTTCGTATATTTTAGTTAGATTAAATAGTGATTGTTGTGTTTCGTCTCTGAATGCGTGTTTCTCTGTACGTGGAAACTGTCTATATAATTCATTGAGTGCATCAGGATCATTCTTAAGACCATCTACTTCATTTTCCCAGTGCTCGATAACACCGATTTCAATGGGGAAACCATCTGGCCCTTTTTTAGGTTCTTCCGGTGTCTCAAAGACAGGTAATCCATAAGAATCAATGTATCCTTCGTAATTCCACTCCATAGGAATGAACAGGCTATATAATCCCGAGCTAGTCTGCCCGTTGCGGTTTCTTCTGGTAACGTCTGAGTCATCATATAATTTTTTATAATTTCTACCTCCTTTATCTAGAGCATTTGACGTTGAACCCATCATACACTTACCTATAATTCTAGAACCTAATCGTAAACAAGTTTTTGTAACCCTCCAGTTGTTTAATATATTGTCAGGTTTTTCCCACTTACCAGATTCATCGTGTACAAGTAGTTTTAATTTTTCACCATCATAACTGTTGTCTCCTGTATTTTTCCAATCAATAGTTGTATCTAATCCTTCTAGTTCTTCTAATTGTTCGTTACTATCTAATTTACGTCTTGTAAATCTGCTAGCAGGAACTCTGTATGCAAGTTCTGTTTTTGGCCGATCCATACCGTCTTGAATTGGCTTGAAGAAAAACGGGTAGTTGACGGAAATGGGTACGATTTTATCGGTAAACATTTTCTTCGCATCAGACCCAGACTTTGATAAGACACCGTATCTAGCATCACTAGAGATAGTGGCAAGGTTGACTGTTTCGCCAGATGCCATGAATGAAAAACCAGACCGTCTGTTTTTGAGGTAGCACATTCCGTAGCAACGTGTATCTGCTTTACAAGCTTCCCAGAATATATAGAATAATCTGTTTGCTTCCCTAAAATCTGCTTGCCCAACATCAATCTTGGACCACTGCAAGTACATGTAATGAGTACCAGTAATATAAGTAGCTTTACCCTTGTTATTAAACCAATAACCTTCGTGGCGCCTGGCAAATTCTCTATCAATATATGCATACCATTTTTCTTTAAAATCATCTGGATACTGTTTCCAATCAAATATTGTTTTAATTTTTTTTAAAGCTTTAGGGTATTCGTGGGTTTGCCACTTATCAGCTTCAATGAAAACTTCGTTTTCTTTTGGTAATGCTATTTTAAGGTTTTGTATTTCATATATCTCGCCAATCTGACCTGTTTTAGATATAACAATAACATCATGCTCTTTGTTATAACCATAATTCCACTTCTTAGATTTGTTTAATCTTTTTATTACATGTGGTTTTATGTGATCAATTACTTTATACAATGTTTGCTTGTACATTACTTAGATCTTCTTTCTGCAAAACCTCCAAAAGCTTGAGTTTTCTTTTCTTCTTTTGGTTTTTCGTTTAACATATCTTCTTCTTCTTTAATACGGTTAAGTATTTCAAAAGCATCAAATATAGCTAATTTTTTAGTTGCAGCAGCGTTTTTTAATCTATCAGCCGATATATCATCATCAGAATCAACTATAGCTTCTTTTGCCACCTTAATAAGTTCCTCAACTGCTATGTGCCCAGCTAGGATTATATTCTGTTTCGTTTCCTTGACGTTCATATTTAATTACAATATCATTTGATTTCATACAATAAAGACGCTTACCATCAACTACAAAGTCAAACTCACCAAACGGTGAATAACCTACAAGGTCTCCCTCGTTGATTCTTAATGCTTCTAATGAACTATTGCCATATTTTAATATACCAACAAGGCGTTCTTCTAAATTAGCATCTATATCGTCATTGTTATGAATTGGACTTATAAAGCATCTATCGCCAAAAGCTTTCCACTTTTCATCAGATTTATATAAATACACTTGATTTAATTGAACAAAATATAAACCATCTTTAAAATATGATCTACTGTTTTTTTCTTCACCACGTATATCGTAAAACCTTCTAAACACATTATGATGTATCATAATTAAATCACCAGGTTTAATAGGTGTTTTGTATGCTTTTGGTGTTGCTATAACTCTAGCTATATTATTTACTGACTTAAAACTTTCTGACTGAGTGTTAATTATAAGGCTTTTGTCACCTACTTTAACTTCATTATTATATCGCTGGCCAGCAGGCTCAACGATAAAGTCAAATATACTTTTCATTTAGTATTCTAAATCATATTCAACGGAGATTGCCATGTTAGAGTTAAACTTTTTCCATGGCAATACCTCGTTGTTTTTTTTAATGTAAATGTTATAAGAATTATCTTCTGCATCAAAGAGTATATGAGATATAGTGTGACCTCCGTATACTGACTGAGTCAAAGAATAATGCATCGCATCAGTTTTATAATCAGAACCGATGCTGATCTTTCTAATAACAGATGACATTACTCCTT